AGCCGGGCACTCCCCAACACAGCAAGTCACTTGAACAACGTTGCCGGCGCCATGATGGGGCTGAAAGATGCGTTTTTGACTGATTTGGACGAAGTGGCCCCACCGGCAGTCGCTAGCGGTGCCCGGGTCGCGCTCGATCTCGTCCCCCGTGCGCTAGCTGCCACTATGGGCGCCGTAACGGCCGGCCGCCAGGCCCCAGCCCCAGCCACCGCGCCGGCAGCAGCCTCACAGAATACCCCTCTTGTAAAACAACCTATTGAAATTACTTTCCGAACTGAAGAAGGTGCGCTGGGCAAGCAGATCATTAACGTCCTTGGTAAGGAAATTCAGAGTGTAATAGGATAACATCATAAAAAGGAACAAAGAAAATGGCAGACAATTTTGATACAGATGATTCACCGACAAGAAGATTTAATGTCGACAAATACGCTAGCGCCCCCGAGGGCGGACCCCCCGGTCAGGCCCTAGGCGGCCAATTAAGGGTGCCAATTGCACCATATATAGATGCTGCTGATGCGTTAGCAAATAACCGTCAAATGGTCGTTTCCGTGAGACACGAAGCATCTGGAAAAGAAGTGTTTTTTAAAGCATTTATAACCGCATTTAATGAAACGTATAATTCTGATTGGTCTCGCGAATCGGTGTTTGGTCGTGTTGATCCGATTCAATTATTTAGATCAACGGAGCGTAAAATAACGTTAGCCCTAAAGGTTCCCGGAGCCACGGAAGGCGAAGCATATGAAAATTTAGGAAGATTACAACTACTGACGCAGTTTCTTTATCCTACATACCTGGATGATGGCGCTAGCGCGCAATTGATGGGTCAATCACCATTGGTGAGATTAAAGGTGATGAACTTGATTCGAACCAATAAGAACGACGAACCTGCCGTGGATATGTATGCTAACCGAGAATCCTTCAATAACTATAAGTCTGATTTGGGCGCCTCTGCAGGATTATTGGGAACCATCAATTCGCTGCAGATTAACCACAATTTAGAAAACCCCGCCGCATCCGCAATTGAAAAAGGAGTCAACACAATATTGCCTACTTATTTTGACGTATCATTTGACTTTTCCCCCATACATGAACACCCGATAGGGTGGAATGAAGAGGGAGAGGCCTTGACACCAACTTTTCCGTATGGAGTAGACCTGCACACGGAGGAGCATAAAATCGATGTTGATGATATTTGGAACCCCCCGAAGGCCAATTGTGATGGCATGGACCCGGGCTCAGACGAAGCCGTGAAATGCGCTGCGCAGTACATCGCCCAAGGGGGTTTCGCCGCCGAGGTTGAAGATGCGCTGGTGCAAGAGCACTTTAAAGATCGCGATTCGGCGCAGGCGGCCCTCGACAACGCAGAGGCTCGTTATTCTGGTATGTTTGGTGCCTCTAGATTTAAGAAAGATATGAAAAAAGCCGCAAAACAGAAACGGGCTGGGGAAAGGATAGATCCATATATTGGAAGTGCGATAGCCGGCCAGAGGATCGGCGACGACAGCGGCCGTCGGAGGGCCGAGGCACGCGGCCGCCGCGTAATTGGATCATCCTACGCGCAACGCGCAAAACGTCTTTACGATCTAGAATAGAACAACAATTAAATGGAACAAATAAAAAATGCCGAGATATAAAAAAACATCGATAGTATCAAACGACGCTGATTATTACGAATTCTTGAGAAAAAAGAGAAATGTAAAAAGAGTAATTCAATTCGCAACTCCCGTTTTAAGAAATCCAACGATAACGGATCGCGCCTCTTTGTCCACCACCGTACACATATGGAAGTATGGAGATAGATATTATAATCTCGCGTCCAAATATTATGGAAACGTACGATATTGGTGGATTATAGCTTGGTATAATGGACACCCCACAGAGGCGCACGTTAAGCCTGGAGATGTCTTAGATATCCCAATAAATATTGAAGATATCTTAAGAACATTCGGAGTTTAAAAAATGGCCGAAAGAACAGAAGTCAGATTTGCCGAGGCCGAAAGTGATTGGAATGTCGGGGCGTCCAGTGGATATCGTAAAGAATTAGCCGAAACCTACCTCGATAAAGTATTAACAGAAGTTGCCAATAACGCGGGTAGCCTTATGCCCGGCTATGACACTGTCGCCAAACTAAAGGCGGTTTCAGACACAGACAACAACACCATTGGCCTTTATAACCAGATATGGTCGAAGTATCATGAAATATTAGGAGATGAGCCGAAGCGCGCCGGCAGCCTGGGTGGCACGTGGGGAGTAATGGACTTTGCCACGCTCAAATCTAATTTTGGGGACGGTTCTTCCTCGGTCGGTATGGATGCATATGTTTCGCATCAGGCGATAAAAATCTCCGGCGAAGTATTTGCGATTCTTGCCGGCGCCAGTGCGGCCGCCCCGGGCGCCACGCATGATCCCGACCTGACCGAAGCTAAGAAACAAGCAGAAGCATATGCCAAAGCCCACGCAGACGCCGCGGCCGGAGCAACGTCTGCACCCCGGCCTCCAAGAACCAATACTTCAGATGTGGCAATCGCGGATTTTAAAGAACAATGTTTCTTGTTGGCCCACATATTTAAATTTTATGATTATAAAACGAACAATGTTGAGCTTGTTGAGCGAAAAGGCCTTCCTTATTACGGCGCGAAGAAAGATGAAGAAAACACAAACAAATGCTTAATGGTGCACGGCGAGCCATATGGATTTATGAACAAATTAACGCAATATAGCACTCAATCAACTCTTTTGAATCTGCAGACCCACGAAATCTCAGCACTTGTTCCCAAAATTAGATTATTTAAGGTTTTCGAAAATGATGAAGGGGATGAGATTAGTCAAGAAATTCATTTTGATTCTCATCCGAATCACAATGACATCGGATTTGCAATGCGGGATAGACAAAAAAGGGGTGTCGGAGTTGGAATTAATGATTTTACATTTTCTTATGAAGGAAGCGATCCGTTCGCTGTTAAGAAAAGCATTAAAGCCAGTCTCACATTATATGCTGCTAGTTTTGACGAACTGTTCCGCTCGCGCAGCCGCGTCCTGGATCCAGGCGATTGGCGCTACGTGGATTTAGCGCTCAAGACAGGCGGTGCGAATATACAGCAACAATTAGATGCGACCAAAGGGACAGTAGAATATGAGAATTTGAGTCGACTTAATTTTAGAATTAAGGCGGTTGTTGGCTGGCAAAGTCCACCGACCCGGACCGGTGGATCCAACAGCGATTTGTCAAAAGCGGTTTATAATTCCTTTGTGACTTTGAATCTAACTCCGACGATCCATAATTTTGATATACAAGATGATGGTTCGGTGAGGTTTAAAATACAATATCTCGCATACATCGAAAGCCACTTTGATAATCCATTATTTAGCATCTTTGGTAATGAAGATACATTTGGGCGCTACCTAAAAAGAAAATTAGTTATTTCTTCTTTAAGTGAGGCCTGTAAGCCAGAATCGATAGCACCCATAAAAGAAAAATGGAAAGATGAAATAAGAGACGATCTTCGCGAAGACGCTGCAGAAATCATAACGCAATTGATGGGCAAAAAAAGACTTAGATATGTTAATATCTCCTTTTCTAAATTGCGCAGCTTAAACATGGATGGCCCATATTCGGCGTTTGGAAAAGAGTTTAGTAAAGCTAGCACGACCCCGACCAAGGACACGATAGCCGCCGTTGAGAAGGCCCTGGCGGGAGGGGCCGATCCGAGAGGTGGAAAACTCGACAGAGTTTTAAATGTTGGAGCCTTTAGTACTCGACCCGTCGCACCCAGACATAAAAAGTACAATCTATCGTTTTTTTATGTAAGTGACTTATTCGACACTATCTTGGAGAGCATTGATAGAAGATTGGCCAGCGCTGACAGAATTTTAAATGAAATTGTCCAGGGGGCCGCTAAAGATCCCATTGCTAAATTAATTGATGCCAATCTTTTAGCAAAGGAAAAGAAAGAGATAGCTAAACAACTCAAAGCATTCAAAAAACTTAGAGTTCTCTTGGGTCCGCTAGAGATTGTTAATCAACAAGATCCCACGGACAGCCGGTTTATAAATATGGGGGATATTCCAATATCAGTAAAATATTTTATAGAATGGTTATCTAAGAAAACCCTGAACAAGGCCACAGTTATCTACCCTCTCCCTAGGTTTATAAATCAATTTTTTAAAGAATTTATTGCTACTTTTTTGAATAATGACACTTGTTTTGAAGGTCGCGTCAAACAAAGAACATTGTTGACCCAAGCAGCCATTACATCTTATAAAAGAAAGGAAGAGGATCCAAGCGATATAATTACTCAATATATCGGAGCCCTAAGAGCGGCCGTCGGTACTACATACATCTCCAGGTTCCCTTTAGACAACCTCGGCCTCATTGCGCCAAATTCTGCAGATCCGTGGCCACTCCTAAATATATCTGGAGTTAGTCATGAGCCAGTTAGTGATGCTGGCGCGGAAAATGAAATTAATTATCTAACTTTTTTCGCAGGACGAGCTAATCCGGTAGAAAAACAGAATGGAAATTTCGAAGAAGATAAAAAAGGCGGCATTCACCACTATTCAATTGGAAAAGATCGCGGTATCGTAAAAAATATCAGAATGACGAGAACCGACGTGCCATATCTTAAAGAAATTCGATTCGCACAAGAAGGTTATGATGGTTTAGAACAGCTAAGAGAAGTTTATGATGTTAGTATAGACTGTTATGCAAACGTTAATGTTTTTCCTGGAACCTACATCTATGTAGATCCGCGCGGGTGGTCACCACAAACAGAGCGCATATCAAAAGAAATAATAGGGGCCCGCGACAAGGCCCGTGCGGCAGGAACTGCATCAGTCGAACTTGCAGGCTTTACTGCGTTGCTTGAACAAGATTTAACCAGATATGGTATCGGAGGATACTATATGGTAAAACGCGCCGAATCCAGCTTCGGGCCCGGCAAAGCAAATACAGTCATTCAGGCTCAATGGACCCACCAAGCCGGCACTGACTCCACTTCGAAATCGCAAGAAAAAGTAGGGAAGAGACCAGAATCCGCAAAATGTCAAGTAGAAACAAAAGGCAGCCTTGCCCCGCAGCCCCAGGGGCAGGAACCCCCAATCCCAACATCTAAACGACAAGGAGAAAAAGCGCGGTGGTGGACCCAGGTTGTGGCGAACATGGCCCCTGGAAGCGATGACTGGCAAAAGCGGATCCGGCCGGCGATAGAGGAACTATCAGAAGATGGGAAACCATAATAGGAGGACAATAAAATATGTCATTTGGATATGTAGAAAGTAACGAAGAGACTAGCCGAGAACTATTTTATAAAAGAATGGTTTACTTGACGACATGCCACGGTTATGTATATACTAATTTGATGGATTTTAATTTTGCAGAAAAACAACTATATGGCCGAGTCACCAGGAATTTTGAACCAATGGTTTTATCATATGGGCCCACTTCCCAATTAAAAAATTTTTCATCCGCCTCGGAATCAAAAGAACCTCTTGCGGCTTTAAATTTTGTAGTGGATGCATTTGAAAAGCTCTCCCAGCAATTTGATAAGTGTGCACTAACAGGTAAAATAAGCACGACGGATACTTTCTTGTCTAGCCTAAAAGTACATAAAGCTTATGTAAATCCCAAGAAATTATACGATGAACACTTGGCTGAAGTTAAAACAGGTTTATCGAGCACACTTAAAGGAGCAAACCCTAAAATTAGAAATTTTGATGAATTTATTTTAAACTTAATACCGACCTTAGAAACAGTTAGCAAAAAAATACCATTTACATTTCCCGCATTTGTTAAAAGCACCTTCTGCCCCATAAATGTGTCGGGCCTCGCAGTAGAGATTGCTGATTTGCAAGCAGACAATGATTTTGAAAAAATCAAACAATTTATTGCCAGCCCTAACTGGGAATTTTTTGTAAATGCATGCAATTCTTATGGATTCATGGTAGATGTTAAAATGCCGTGGAGAATTGTGGCAGATCTGGCGGGCCCAGCAATGCTGGAGTATGCCGGCGAGTATAGAATGAATACAACCGATCTTATCTTAAATGTTGCTTATGAAAAGGCCCATTTAAAATATTTCGGCAGATTTAAATATATTTTACTTGATTTATACAACACCATAAAAGATCTAAGAATATATGAACATGAAGTGTGTGAAAATGGAGGCTTTATTGCAAAAACGACCACACCCACAAATTACAATTTAGAATCATATTTTATAAGATATGACGATTTATATTTTTTGGAACTTTATTGTAGAATCAGATTTTTTGAAGAGGAGTCACAGTTTACTGACGGTCAGAAAAACCGCCTAATAAGTGATTGTCTTAGTTTGGCAGAAATGGATTTAATTCAGGCTTTAAATTCTTTTGAAAAAATTCTCAATAAAACGCTTGACTATAGCGGCGCAATAAATTATATTATAGAGAGACGTAGAATTCTGGCTGGCTAAATGATTTTTCAAACACTTGATGACAAAAATCAATGTTTTGGTGTATATGTTGATGGGGCACTCTATTTTGATCCACCGGCCCATAAACTTACAAAAACATGGAACTACTCAGGCTCTTTAAGCGATAAAGAGATTGATTATGGTTTCCTCTATGCGGGAGGGCTTTCTTTGGATGAGGTATGCCCTAATCATTTAAAAGATGAGTGGCAAAAAGTTAGAAAAAAGTTTGTTGCTTATAGAAAATCATTTGAGATAGCAAAATTAAATTTTCGAGAACACTGCTTCTTTGATTTAGTGCCGCACGATTTCCTTGTAAAATTGTGTGACATCAAAAACCAAATTACTAAGCACGTCTTTGAAAATTACGAAAAACCAAAAAACTATGAGTTTTTGGAAAAAATGCAAAAATTGCTGTTTAAGATCAAATATCAAAATCTTAATATAAATGCCGAAGATAGCAAAAAATTGTTTTTAAGTACTGGCACGCGCCGCGAAGCTAAAAAAATTCTTAATCACCCTCAACATATAGACTATAATCTTTTTGGGACGGTTACGGGTCGTTTAACAACTCGACCAAATTCTTTTCCGATTCTTACCCTCAAGAAAGAGTTAAGAAAGCTAATAAAGCCCCATAATGACTGGTTTTTATCTTTAGATTACAATGGCGCTGAAGTGCGCACGTTACTAGCGCTTTCGGAGCAAGAACAACCAGAGACTGACATTCACGAATGGAACATTCATAACGTGTTTAAAAAACCCGAAATCCATCGAGAAGAAGCGAAGAGCATGTTCTTCGCATGGTTATACAACCCAGACTCAGACGTTATTAAAACCAATTATTATGATCGCAAAAAAATACTTGACAAATACTACAAGGGTGGTTACATTTATACTGTATTTGGGAGAAGCATCAAAGTCGATCAGCGAAGAGCGTTCAATTATTTAATTCAAAGCACCACCGCCGATCTTGTACTAGAGCGCGCCACAATAATAGACGCGATGCTAGAAGGCAAGAAGTCATTTATTTCACACATAGTTCATGACGAGATTGTAATAGACTTTGCTGATGAAGAGCGTGATATGGTGATTGAGATTAGAGATACATTTGAACAAAATAAACTAGGCAATTTCATGGTAAATTTAAGTGCCGGCAACGACTATTATGACCTTGAGAGGATGTCGCTATGATATCTATTGTGGGCATTGGTAATGGAGCCTCCGCGATTGCCGAGAAGTTTGGTGAAATCTCGCAGTACGATGTATATCTATTGAACAACAGCATTAAAAGAAAAACATCGAGAAAGTTTAAGCTCAAAGCATTTGAAGATCCGGAAGAATATGAAAACAATATTCCTGATTTATCTAATTTTTTTAAAGATCTGAAGGACCATGTTCAAGTTTTTATTATTGGATCTTCGTATAGTTCAAATTATTCGTTGGGCATATTACAACAAATAAAAGAAAAGAAGATAGAAGTTTTTTATATTAAACCAGATATTGGCCTGTTGACGGGAGTCCCCCGGACAATGGAAAATATAACTTTTGGAGTTTTACAGGAATACGCTCGTTCTGGACTATTTCAGTCAATTACGGTTTTTTCTAATCAAGAGATTGAAAAAATTCTTGGAAATGTACCAATAAAGAAGTACTACGATATTATAAATGATTCGATTTTCTCATCAGTTCATTATTTGAATTATTTTGCCCACACGGAGCCCGAGATCGGCCAAGTCGCGCGCCCCGCGGTGATGAATCGCATTAGAAGTATTGGAGTCCTCGATACAAAAAATTTAGAAGAAAATTGGCTTTTTAAGCTTGACGTTCAGCGAGATTTATGTTATTATTTATGTATAAATGAAGAAAGATTGGCCCAGGAGGGCACATTGCATAGAAAGATTGTGGACGCGCTAAAGAAGAAGCCTTCAAATGCTTTTCGTAAAATTTCTTATGCAATATACGAAACACCGCACAATGATTTTGGGTACGTCGTGGCCCACACAAACACGATACAACAACAAAAAACTCTTGACAGGCTAGAGCAAGAGTGACACATTAGATATCAAGGAAAGCTTGATATACTTTAACAATAAAACAAGGAGAAAAAACTAATGTCAATCAACATGGAACTAATGAGAAAGAAGCTCGCTCAACTACGCGGCGAGTATGATAAGGAGCAATCGCCCTGGTTTAGACCAGATGAAGGGGATCAGGACATTCGAATCGTCCCATCGCCCGATGGCGATCCGCTTAAGGAAATGTATTTCCACTATAATGTAGGAGAACATCGCGGAGGAATCGTTTGCCCAAAGCGCAACTTTGGAGAAAACTGTTCGATTTGCGAGTTTGCTTCTGCTTTGTGGAAGGAAGGTACAGGCAACAACGATGAAGAAAGCAAGAAGCTTGCTAAGTCTCTATTCGTTCGTGCACGCTATTTCTCTCCGGTCGTTGTTCGCGGCCGAGAAGATGAGGGAGCCAAGATGTATGGCTATGGAAAGCGCGCCTACGAGAATCTTCTAGGCTACATTTTAGATCCAGATTATGGGGACATTACAGATCCCCTCGAAGGGACCGACATTGCCCTAACCTATACGAAGCCCACCACGCCTGGGGCATACCCGCAGACGAACCTTAAGATGCGCCGAAACACTTCCCCGCTTTTGGAGGATAAGGAAGCTATCCCCGCCCTCCTTGATAGTATTCCCGATTTTGATTCTCTTTTCGAGCGTCATACTTCAAAGCAAATCGATGCAATTCTGGATGAACAGCTTGCTGACAATGGAAGTGCAGAGTCACGCTCGACGGAAACCACTAAATACGGAAATGGTAAGAGCGATGTGGACCGAGCGTTTGACGAGTTAATGGCAACTAAATAAGGTTTGCGCGTGACCGATGGCACCCCGGTCGAGAAAATAGGGTGCCGCATTTTTTAAGGAGGCATAATGGCGAGAAAAGCCAAACAACCCAAGCCTGGCCGGGTATCGATGCAAGATTTGATGAATCTTGTAAACAAGAAGGCCGGCCGCAACGTTGCTCACGATCTGACGGGCACAAATCCAACCGAAGTAAAGGAATGGATATCCACAGGCTCTCGTTGGCTTGATAGTATTATATGCAAGGGCCGAGTCGCCGGGATCCCGGTCGGCAAGGTGTCTGAACTGGCTGGATTGACCAGCACAGGTAAGTCATATATGGCAGCGCAGATCGCCGCAAACGCCCAGAAACAGGGCAAGCTTGTCGTCTACTTCGATTCTGAGTCAGCCATTGACCCTGACTTTTTGGAGCGAGCAGGATGCGATCTAGGTCGCTTAATGTACATCCAGGCGACGTCCGTAGAGTTTGTACTAGAAACCATAGAAGAACTACTTGGAGCATCCGAAGATCAGCTATTGTTTATCTGGGATTCATTGGCATTTACGCCGTCAATTTCCGACGTTGAAGGGGACTTCAACCCACAGTCGTCGATGGCCGTGAAAGCACGCATTCTTGCAAAGGGAATGTCAAAACTGGTGATCCCTATCGCCGATAAACAAGCAACACTGCTCGTTCTCAACCAGTTGAAGACGAATATTCCAAGCGGCCCGAACGCACGTATTATTGCGATGACGACGCCATACATGACCCCCGGAGGCAAGGCGCTACACTATTCGTATTCATTGCGGATCTGGCTCACAGGCAGAAAGGCAAAATCTGCGTTTATTGAGGATGCTAAGGGCTTTCGCATTGGTTCAGAGGTTAAGGTAAAGATCGAGAAATCACGATTCGGCACGCAAGGACGCAATTGCGCCTTCCGCATTTTGTGGGGGACCGAAGATGTTGGCATTCGTGACGAAGAATCATGGTTTGATGCTGTGAAGGGTTCAGAGTGTATGACTAGTGCTGGTGCATGGTACACTCTGAAAATGGCCGACGGATACGAGAAAAAGTTTCAGCCATCAAAATGGGCAGATCTAATACAATCTGATGAAGAATTTAGAAAGAATGTCTTGGAACTTATGGACGAAGAAGTTGTCCAGAAGTTTGATAGGCGCGAGGGTTCTGCAGATCAATTTTACGCAGATCCCGAATGAAAAACGCTTGACAGCCCTCTCATGATGCGCTATACTGAAGTATAAGCTTGTGGGAGGGCTTCATGTCTACGACAGCAACGGAATATAAATCGGATTATGGCGCCGAGAGATTCCATCACTATTCTGGTAAAACACGGCGCTATATGGAACTAGCTAAGCGCATGGCACATCAATCGTCGTTTCCTGATTATCGCCATGGCGCTGTGCTTGTGAAGGGCTCCATCCGAAATGCATCCTTCAATAAGGATAATTACTGTTCATTTGGGTCGAGATTTCAAAAAGAACATCAAGGCAGAACAACGCTCCACGCAGAACTAGGCGCCGTCCTGGGCATGGATCGCAGCATCACCGAGGGTTCTACCATCTATGTTGCTAGGGTGGGGAGAGAGGGCAATTACAAGCTTTCCAAGCCATGCTCCATGTGCCATGAGGCCCTTAAACATGTTGGCGTAAAACGCGTCGTATACACTATTAACAACAAAATCGCAGGAAGTTATAAATTATGAAAAGAGTATTGATTATCGACGCTCTCAATATGTTTTTGAGAGCATACATTGTAGATCCAAGTCTCTCGACAAACGGAGAACCAATCGGAGGATTCAAAGGATCCCTTAAGATTGTACAAAAGCTGGTAAGGATGACAAAACCAGAAGAGGTCGTTATCGTATGGGATGGCCCCAACGGATCTCGCAAGCGCCGGAGCCTAGATAAGAATTATAAAGCTGGGCGCAAGCCAATTCGTTTGAATAGAAACGTAAAAGCCCTCACCGAAAATGAGGAAATGCAAAACCGAATCTGGCAGCAACGGCGCGCCATTGAATATTTTAATGAGATGCCCATTGTTCAAGTGATGATTCCAGAAGTCGAGGCAGACGACGTAATCTCCTATCTCACAAGGATGTCCTACTATGATGGGTGGCAGAAGGTTATTGTTTCTAACGACAAGGATTTTTACCAGCTATGTGATGAGGAAACAGTGGTCTATCGCCCTACTAGTGATATCATCTATAATAAGGGCCGCATCGTTGAAGAGTTGGGAGTGCACCCACGCAACATGGCCCTAGCCCGGGCAATGGTGGGGGATGCATCAGATAATTTGGCAGGAATTAAATCAGTTGGCTTTAAAAGCATTCAACGACGTTTAGGATTTTTGGCGGCCGACAAAGATTACACCATTGATGATATTGTTTCATATTGTGATAAAGTAGATAAAAAGCTTAAGTTTCACACAAATATTATCGAAGGAGAAGAAATTATTGAGCATAATTATAAGATGATGCAACTATATTCTCCAATGCTTTCGGTCCAGTCAAAAGACTTTATTCGAAATGCAGTAGAGAACTTTGAGTGTAATTTCAACAAGATAGAAATTTTAAAGAAAATGCGCGATGATGGCTTCGGAGAATTGAATTGGAAAGACTTAGAATTGCACTTAAATAAAATTAATGCGGGACGCTAATTTGCTTGACTTTACGGATAAATTTGTTATACTTATTACGGGTGCCGAGGAGTGAAACTTGATTGAAAAAGTTAGCTTTAGTCGTTATGGAAAAGCCTTTCAGGAAGGGCTTGTCCAGATCATATATGAAGATCGTCCTTTCGCCGATCAAATCACAGAAGTGCTTCACATACATTTTCTAGAATTGGAGTATTTGCGTGTATTTACAGAGAAGATTCTTAACTATCGCAATAGATACGCCACTCATCCTTCTGCCGAAGCTGTTATAACAATGTTGCGCACAGAGCTTGATAACGAGGATAAAGTTGTGCGGAAGCAGGTGCGTGATTATTTTGCCAAAATTACAAGTAACGAAGCAGCTGATATAAAATATATCAAAGAACAGTCTCTTGATTTTTGCCGCAAGCAAAATTTGAAAGAAGCAATGCTTAAGTCAGTTAGTTTGTTGCAAACATGTTCTTTTGATGAAATTTCAAAAACGATCAACGACTCACTCAAGCTGGGCTCAGATAACAACTTTGGATATGATTATATAGCCGATTTTGAACAAAGATTTGTTCCCAGACATCGTCTTCCAATCACTACCGGCTGGAAAGAGATTGATAATATTTGTGGTGGGGGCCTCGGAAAGAGCGAACTTGGAGTTGTTATTGCGCCAACTGGTGCCGGTAAAACTTTTTGTCTTGTGCACCTCGGCGCCCAAGGGCTCAAAGAAGGAAAGGTGGTCGTCCACTACACTCTAGAGCTTCAAGATACAATTATTGCAAATAGATATGATAGTTGTTTAACGGGTTATCCACTTTCTGATATCATTAATTTCAAAGAAGAAGTATATGAAGAGATTAAAGATATGGAGGGAAAGCTTATTATTAAAGAATATCCCACCAAATCTGCAACAACAAACACTATTAAATCTCACTTGACAAAGTTGTTAAAAAGAGGCCTCAAGCCAGGGATGATCATTGTTGACTATGCGGATCTCCTAAGACCAGTTACTACCCGAAAAGAAAAGAGAACAGAATTAGAGTCTATCTATGAGGAGCTTCGCGCGATGTCCACAGAGTTTGCCTGCCCCGTGTGGACAGCATCACAAACAAATCGCTCAGGACTGAGTGCGGAAGTGATTACAATGGAACAAATTTCAGAAGCGTTTAACAAATGTTTCGTGGCTGATTTCATTTTCTCTGTTTCGCGCACAGCCGAAGACAAGCAAAACAATCAAGGGAAAATTTTTATTGCAAAGAATAGAAATGGGCCTGATGGTATCGTATACGATATTTTTATGGATCCCGGCAGCGCAAAAATAAAAGTTATGCCAAAAAATACAAATGGAATTATTCCCATAAACCCGGTTGCCCTAAGTGCCGGCATGCAAAAGGACCTTTTGCAAAACAAGTATGAAAAATTTAGAAAAAGGAAATAAAAAAGAATGAGAACAATTCAAAACATACGCAGATTTAGATTATCAGATACATTTATTGAGCCTTACAAGGATGATGAGGTGCCATGGGGTCCTTTGGGGTATGTAACTTTCAAACGTACATATGCTCGCCGATTAAGTGAGTTTGATCCCGAAGCAACAGGAAGCGAAGAATGGTGGCAAACATGCCGGCGTGTAGTGGAGGGCATGTTTAATATGCAAAAGCAGCACGTATTTCAACTCGGCCTGGAATGGAACGACCATAAGGCACAGAAGACCGCAAAGGAAGCGTATGATCGATTGTTTAATCTTAAGTGGACGCCACCCGGCCGCGGCCTATGGATGATGGGCACCAAGTTTGTTGAAGAGCGCACCGCCGCAGGTCTTTTTAATTGTGCATTTCGTTCGACGCGAGATCTCTCAACAAAGGGGGGCTATCTGTTTGCTTGGATGATGGATGCGCTTATGGTTGGCGTCGGTGTTGGATTCGACACAGAAGGCGCCGGCACTGTTACAATTCAAGAACCAGAATATACGAATGATACTCTCGTAATCGATGATTCTCGCGAAGGTTGGGTTAATTCCGTACACATGCTGCTTGATGGCTTCTTTTTTGCCGGCAAAGTTCCAAAGTTTGATTATTCCGCTATTCGACCTCTTGGTATTGAAATCAAAGGCTTCGGTGGTACTTCTAGTGGTCCGGACCCATTGATCGAACTTCATAAAAATTTAAAGGAGCTTTATTCTGCAAAAATAGGCGAACCCATTTCTTCCGTTGATATTGTTGATACTGAAAATTTAATTGGTAGATGTGTGGTTTCTGGCAATGTGCGCCGCTCGGCGGCATTGGCAATGGGCAAATATGATGACATGCGCTATCTTGAAATGAAAAATGATCAAGAAAAGCTATATCATCATCGTTGGGGCTCTAATAATTCTTTTAATGCTGAAGTTGGAATGGATTATACGTGGCACGCAAAGCAAAGCCAAAAGAATGGCGAGCCTGGATACATTTGGTTGAATAACGCGCGAACCCGCGGAAGATTTAAAGATGCTGAGCGATTTGATGATATTAATGTCGCAGGATTTAATCCTTGCGTCGAACAGCAACTTGAAGATGCAGAACTTTGTTGTCTTGTGGAAACATATCCCGCAAAACATGATGATTTAGATGATTATCTGCGCACGCTAAAAATTGCCTATTTATATGGCAAGACTATTACTCTTTCAAATACACACTGGCCAGAAACCAATGCCAAGATGCTTAAGAATCGCCGCATCGGACTCTCACAATCGGGAGTTGTGCAAGCTTTCAATAAATTTGGAAGACGAGCTATGTATGAAATGTGTGATAAAGCATATGCGCACGTTAAGCAGTTAGACGAAGAATATTCAAACTGGTTGTGCATTCCAAAATCAGTTCGTATGACGTCAATTAAGCCATCAGGCACAGTGTCGTTATTAAATGGCTCCACGCCCGGAATACATTTCCCAGAGAATGAGTATTATATTAGACGAATTAGATTTTCAAATTCTTCAAAATTAATTGACAATCTCAAAGAATTAGGATACAATGTTGAAAATGATAAGTACTCTCCGAATACTGCTGTTGTGGAGTTTCCTGTCCACGAGCCCTATTTTACGCAAGGAAAACGAGATGTTTCAATTTGGGAGCAACTTGAAATTGCAGCCCAGTATCAATATTATTGGGCAGATAACTCAGTGTCTATTACAGTCACTTTTAAACCACAGGAGGCGAACCAAATTAAAGCTGCTCTTGAACTCTATGAGACGCGGCTAAAGGCGGTTTCTTTTTTAAAGTACGACGATTCGGGATACGAACAAGCGCCGTATGAAGCAATTACTAAGAAAAAATATGAAAAAATGATCTCCAAGATTACGCCTTTTATTAGAATCAACGATGAGGATGGCGGATCTGGAACAAAATTTTGTACTAATGATACGTGTATGATATAGGAGGAAACGTGAACTTTAATCACTTAATGGAAGCTAAATTTGTAAGAAGAAAATGCAAGGCTAACCATGAGGAATGCTATTGGATTCCAGTTGGGAATATTAGATCAACACACGGGGAAAATGTACATATGACGATGTATTGTAAGCACTGTGCCGCTCGCGAAGACATATTTCTCAGCAAACAAGACTATGAAACACAAAAAATGTTGATCTTGCGAGAGGTTGAAAATGCTGAAGCCCGTTAATAGATATATTCTAATTGAAATGCCGCATAAAGCACAGAAGTCTGAGTCATTAATTGTGCTTCCTGATGACTATAAACCAAAAGAAAATAAATTTATTGAAGTAATTGCCTTAAAGGCCGCAGACGATGTCAGATTTAAGATTAACAAATCAGCTCGTTTGGTGGTGGATCACTCAATGATGGAAGAAATAAGCGTCGGCGGAACTATTTATAATATTATATTAGATAACTATGTCGTCGGGATGATTGAATAAATAGGAGCGCCTCATGCATGGACAAACACTTTTACAACGAAGCATCAGCCAAAAAATTAGGCTGGGCGCCAAGCTGGTTTGGTGAAAAATATTTTGATGACAAACTTCTAAGAGCTATTAAAAAATGGCAGAGAGTACGAGGCCTCGGCGCCGACGGATTGTGTGGGCCCATGACGTTTCGTCGTTTATGGACCGAACGTCACGCAGACATCGATGAATATAAGCCTAACGATTGTCACTATTCAAATTACATTGTTTATAATGGCGAGTTTCACTCTATTGAATGGGATAAATTTGTGCTTTGGTCCGAGAAAGGGGGCCTAGAAACAAAGCCCGGCCATTTTTATGACTACTCCGGACGTCCCAAGCGAAAAATCCGCTATTTTGTAAACCATTGGGATGTATGTCTTTCGTCGAAATCCTGTCAAAGTGTGTTGGATAAGCGCGGCGCCTCAGTTCACTTTTTAATTGACAACGACGGCACTATATACCAGACTCTTGATATGCAGCATGCCGCATGGCATGCCGGATCGTCACGAACCAACCGGCCGTCTGTGGGAGTAGAAATTACGAACGCATATTATACAAAATATCAAGATTGGTATGTAAAGAACGGTTTTGGCGAGCGCCCTCTAATAGACGACGCTTGGGTTCACGGCTCCAAGCTAGACCCGTTCCTAGGGTTTTACCCAGAACAAATAAAAGCCCTTAAAGCACTCTGGAAAGCAATCCACAAAGCTACTGGGATTCCTTATGAAACCCCGGTTAGCCAATTTAATAAAACATCTACCAAATATGTTCAAGATGTGACATACGGAAGCTTTTCCGGATTTGTGAGTCATTACCATGTCAGTAAAAGAAAAATTGATTGTGCCGGTCTCGACATAAAGACATTAATAGACGAAGTGAAACACGATATTGATATTTTAGATAAGATTAAAAATTAAAATCAGTAATTCCTATTTATTACATGGGAATTCTTTTAATACTTTTTTTGAGTTGCTTCGTAGCAGAACAATATCCATTACTGAAGGTCAACGGAGCACAAACATTTGACACATTTGCGATAGGGCCCCCAATTCAAAAAGCAACATGGAAAGACAATCCGATCATAAGAGTTTGTACCGCGACAGAGGTATCCGCCTATCGAGTACAAAAGGCTATTAAGTTTTGGGAAATGCTAGGATATAAATTCAATGGTGTTTTTATGGATCATTCCGCAGATTGCATGATCCCCCATTATGGCGAGGTTGTGGTAACATTGCCGGAAGGAAGCATGGGGGGCAATCAAATAGCAGCAACAAGAATATATACAGAGAAAACAACCGGCCACATTGCAAAGGCTAAGATATTTGTATATCCCAAGTATGCGCGCAAAGAGAGAGTGATAGAACATGAACTTGGCCACGCCCTCGGATGGCGCCACCACTCTCAAAAATTTCACATAATGCACCCAAATTGGCATCTAGGCGGGTTTGAACGCGCCGGCTTGAGGAAGAAAGTTGATTGAGTACGAAAAAATAGTCATAGGAAGCTCAATAGAGGCAATACTATACGCCTTCATCAATAATTATCCAGTTTTTTTTGCTCAAGAGCGTCGACCCTTTAGGTTCGATTATTTTGAGCCCGAGGTAGACTTATCGTGCTTAAAGATTCCGGCCTCCAATAAAAGTTTAACGACGTTTGGTGATGATAAAAAGATTGGAATTACTAAGGAATTATTGTGGGAAAGAATAATTTTTCTATTGTCAATCGGCGGTTGCGCACCGCTTTCAAATTTGTGCAGTAGCATAAGGTGCGTTGATAATGTTGTTACTTGCTCGAACGAGTATTCGAAAATAATAGATTTTAAATTTAATGAATGTTATTATTTTGGCGACGACAAGACGACTGGATTTATAGAGCAAAATACACTTGACGAGGATACATATATATGTTATGATTATATTGGATTCAATAAAGGCGGCAAGCATGAGATTGACTACATTCACACGAAGGATGATTTTGTTAGGGAGATATGGTTTTATCCTTCCGACCGTATTGATGGAAATACTCCTGTTAAAGATGCTTGTGCTGTCTCAATCTTAAACAAGAAACAACGCTTAAACTTTGATTATTCCCAGACAATGGCTCGTTTTAAAACGATTCACGAAATGGAATCCCGAGGAATGAAAGGAACATTCGCCCATGACTACACCACCGCAGGAAACCCCAAGCATTACAAATTTAGAACAACTAGCCTTTATCGCGAAACAAATGAGCAAGCAAAAAATATCGTCCCCCAATCCGATAGCATTAAAATTCCGGAAGTTAACAAGGAAGATATGCTCAAAGATCTACCACAGGCTAGTCTGGCCTACAATAGATTTTTGAGGCATTGGTGAGCCGCACAAGATTACATTTAGCGGGCATCATCCCTGTTGCAAATTTAAAAACAGATTTTGAATTACAAACTCCCGATGTGTTAACTCCAATAGAAGCAGGGTTTACAGCAATTCAAAAATCAGTCTTTGAATGTGCCATGGCGGGATGCAACACCATTTGGATTGTCGCAAATGATGATTTGGCGCCAATTGTGCGTAAAATTGTTGGCGAGTGGACCTATGATCCTGTTTATTATAATACTTATGGCAATTTTAGTTCGGAACAACGAAAAGAAATACCTATATACTATACACCGATTCACCCGAAAGATCGCAATCGAAGAGATTCTTATGGATGGTCGGTATTATACGGAGCATATTCTGCTTGGAAAGTGGCACACAAAATATCGCAATGGGTAACGCCCGATAAATATTATGTATCCTTTCCAATGGCAGTATATGACATATATAGCATACGTGGTTATAGGAAATTGATTAATCACGCTGACAATAACTTTTTTTTAAGCTATAACGGCGGTACAATCAAGGACAACAAACCAATAGCATTTACATTCACAGGAGAAGATTTTAAACAATGCAGACGTTCGGTAAACAAACAAACAACAAGGGAATATTTACCCCCTTCACCCGGTGCCCACTACCCGACCCAGAAGATACCCCTGGGCGAAAGATGGAGCGCTCGCCATTTCAACTTCCAGACGATATTCAAACAAGTGAGCGAAGAGAGTGCGACAAAAATCGACCTTGATTGGTATTACGATATTTCCAGCTGGAAAGAATATAGAGATTTTCTTGCCTCAGATTTTTGTGTAGAAAAACCCCCCGATCACTTGACAAAGCCTCACAAATACGCTAAAATACCTTATATAGAGAATAAAAAATGAAGGCATTGAGATGGCTTGGTCATCGCCTAAAGCATAAGTTTGAGCATTTTCGCCTCTCGCGTCTGATGGACACACTGAAAGAGCATGGGGCAGCCCTTGTTCTTATCATAATTGGATGGGAGATTTTGGAAGATGTACTTTTTCCACTAATTTTTATCTGGCTCGGACACAATGTTAACCCCTGGTTTATAACGGGCGCCCCCGTCAGTTGGTTAATGTGTCTTCACCCAATAGCAGTCCCCATTATCTGGGGTATTTGGGTTAAACTTTCAAGGAGAGATAAATGAATCGAATAGATTCTAAAATTAAGTTCGTGGGCTTGCATGCGCATAGCGTAGCAGGTTCGATTTTCGACGCCATTGGTTACCCCCAAACGCATATGGACTTTGCATATGATAATGGATGTGATGCGTTAGCACTAACCGATCACGGTAACATGAACGGCCTAGCTTATCAGGTACTTCATGCAAAGAATATGAAGGCAGAGGGAAGAGATTTTAAACCTATTTTTGGGTGCGAAGCTTACTTCACGCCATCCATTTCAGAATGGAGAGAAGCATATGACCAAGCCATGGAGGACAAAAAGAGGGCCCGCTCTATCAAGAAAGATGAACAATCAGGGGCCACCGTCGAAGACGAAGGCAACAGCAAAAAGATACAAGATATCCTTCGGCGCCGGCGACATCTCATCCTTCTTGCACAAAATCAAACAGGCTTAAACAACTTGTTCAAGCTTGTATCGGAATCGTATAAAGCCGAGAACTTCTACCGCTATCCTCGCATCGATTATGCTCTTCTGGAAAAGTACAATGAGGGCATTATCGCTGCGTCAGCATGCCTAGGAGGCGTTTACGCCGGCAACTACTGGGAGAACCGGGAGGAAGGCGCCGAAGCCGTCCTAGGGGCAATGCGAGAGACTACAAGGCACATGGTTGATATCTTCGGTGATCGTTGGTACGCCGAGATCCAGTGGAACGACATCAAGGAACAACATGAATTAAATCAATACATTATCCAAGTTGCACAAGAGTTTGGTGTTAAGCTGATCACGACAGCAGATAGCCACTATCCCAATCCCGATGCTTGGAAGGATCGTGAACTTTACAAGCGGCTTGGTTGGCTTGGCAAAGGACGCCCATCGTGGGCAGAAGAAGAATCACAGCTTCCGGCCGGCGTTGAAGAGATCGGATATGAATTATATCCAAAGAATGGAGATCAGATATGGTCAAGTTATAAGCAATATGCAGAATCGTGTGGCTTTGAATATGATGATGCTCTCGTTTTGGAAAGCATCGAAGAAACATATCGAATCGCCCATGAACGAATCGAGTCATTTCTACCTGACAACACCGTGCGTCTCCCTGAATTCGTTGTGCCTGCGGGCTTTACGGCAACACAGGCGCTTGTTAATTATGCGCTGGAAGGACTGAAAGAAAGAGGCTTTCACACCAATAAGGAATATACTGATCGTTTGCGAGACGAGCTTAGAGTTATTGATGATCGAGGCTTCTCCAAATATTTCCTGACGATGAAATCTATTGTTGATGTAGCAACTAACATGATGCTGGCTGGACCAGGCAGAGGATCCGCAGCCGGCTCGCTAGTGGCATATGCCCTTGGAATCACACAAGTAGACCCCATCAAGCATAGGCTTCTATTCTCTCGCTTCCTGCGGTCAGACGCCACGGATTACCCTGATATCGATTACGATGTATCAGACAGCATGGCATTGAAGGAAAAGCTAGTTGAAATGTGGGGAGAAGACTGTGTCGCCCCAATCTCAAACTGGAACACGCTGCAGCTCAAAAGTTTAATCAAGGATATCTCAAAGCTTTATAACATTCCATTCACAGAGGTAAACACTGTTACCTCGATCATGATGCGCGAGGCGCTTCCCGAAGCCAAGAGGAAGCACGGCATTAAGGCCGGCGT